AATATCCTCTACCAACAGATCCATTCCAAGTTACTACTACATTATTCCATGTAGTAGTATTTACAGAACTATCAGATAATTGTGTTTTACTTCCTCTTACTCCTACCATACAATAATATGGATGAAGCCCTGCGGATGTTCCACTAATTCCACTTACAAATAATGACAAAGTTTCAGCGCCACCAATACCGCCTGAATTGCCAAACATACAATAAGAACAATTTCCTCCATTTACTGTAGCATCTCTTACTGAAGTTGGTGATACTGGAAATTTAAACCAAACTGAAATACTCCAAGCATATCCAACATCCGCATAAAAATTATTTGTAGAAGAAATGAAAAAACCACTTGCAGCACTTATAGAGAAATATTGTGTTGAACCATTTAATATAAATTCATTTGATGAATATATTGGAGAATTAACAATAGTGAAATTATTATCTGTTCCACTTAAATCTGACCATGTAGTACCTGTGCCTGAATAACTTTTTCTATTAGCCGCATCCAAACAAAGAACTAATCCTGATGTAACAATTGCTGGTGAATATCTTGTAGCCATAACAATATATATTAATTACTACAATTTGCACATGGTAATTGTTGTTCACTTATTAAGTATAATTCTCTATCACCTTCTGATACTTCTACTCTACATTCACCCAAACCAGGTGAATACATACTAAAAATATAATCAATTGCAACTTGAGTAACCAAATTATTTTGTGGAAATGGATAACTTCTATGCATAGTATCCACCCAAAAACCGTCTCTGTTTCTTACCATCATCAATTCTTTATACATAAACTTATTTAGCCCAAACTATCAATTTATTTGCTCTATCAGTTGGACATGCACAACAATGATTGTACGCAGGAGCACCTTCACAACCAGCAAACCAACTTCTAATACAACTTTGTTCATAATAATTACTCCATCCACCTACAAAACCACTACATCCACCGTTTGAACTTGTTACCCATGTGGCAGGATAGTTAGCTTCATTGCCGTCTCTTCTTTTAAAATAACCATTGCTAGTAGTATAACTATCACTTGACCACAGTGAAGGATCTAAAAACAAATTATACATTGTATCTGAATTATTCAAAGATCCAGATGCCCATACACTACCATCTGCTTCTGATATATGCCACCATTGAGTTCTTGTTTCTTTGGTACCTGAATTTAAAAATCTTCTAATATCTGCATCTGAAAATTTATTCATTGCCGTATCATTTTCAGTGGGTATTGATCCGGCAGTTGCAGAAACTGCCGTATTTACATAAGGACTTGTGCCTCTAAATACAGTAAATACACAAAACCATGCAGAGTTAGCATCATTTTTTATATCAGCCCACACCCTTGTAACTTCAGTGTTATACCCCCCCAATCTAACGCCAACATATCCGTTTTGATTAAACCCATTTGAAGTGGCTTTAACCCTTTGTTTTAAATCATCTCCACTAATTGCTGATGGTCCTGCTGCTGCTCCCATAATATAATAAATATTATTATAATTTAGTTATTTTAACTTTTAATTCATTTTTGCCTTTTATAACTCTGTGCCAAACTTCTTTTGGTATAAAGATTTTGCCGGCCATACGTTGTGGTAATTGATTATCCATTTGCAATTCCCAATCAGTTTCACCTATAATTTCAACAATTCTATTTTCTCTGTCTCTGTGCCATTCCAAATCATCTGTATCAACAGATTCTTCAAACTCTCTTAAATACAAATTATCTTGTAAATGAGTTTCTTTGAATGGAAACATATTATTTTTGTTGTTTTTTAACCGCAGCTTGTTGTTTTGCAATATCTAATTTGCTTGGTAATTCAAATGCTTTTTGTTTGATTACATCCGCAGGTTCTTTTGGCATTGGAACACTAGTTCTTGGGTCATCTGTCGTAAACAAATCAAATTTAATCTTACCAGGCATTCTTGTAGCTACTATTTGTTCATTATAAATAGTATCCAATTTTACTTGATTTCTGCTCTTAGCAATACGAGGTAACAACAAGAAATAAGATATCCACTTTAATACTTGATCTGCCATATCAGATCCCAAATATCTAAATTCAATTGTTTTATGTTCACTAAATGCAGCAATATTTGTACCGTGATTGCGATCAAAATGAGCTAATACTTCTTTCATTTGTGCGTTTGTAAGCGTAAAAGATTTTGGTACATTTTCAGATTGTCTACGCATGTATTCATGAATTCTATTATAAATTGCGTTACTCAAACTTCTTCTCAATTTGGCAAAACTGTTAAAATCTCTGTCCATGGCTACTGCAGATTTAATAGCTTTTTCATCAACCAATGTACTCATTGCCAATACATCAAACATATCAAAATCACTTGGAACTCCTATATGAACATGCATTCCAGTTTTTCCATGTGTTGCTTGATCACTTACCCAATTTCCTACTTTGGAAATAATATTAAAATCATTACCTGTTTGTCTCATATGTCTACTTCTTATTTCAACATTTGGTCCATCTTCACCAACTGCCCATGTGTCTTTATCTGGTTTATCATCTTTTCTTACATCTTCACCCAGACTATCTAATAAATTATACGCAGATTCAATACCACCTTCCATATCAGTTACATTCATTTCACTATCTGGAATAAAATCAGTCCAATCTCCACTTCTTGCTAAAAGTCTTAAATATTCATCAACATAATCACCTTGATTTCTTCTTTCCCAACGAGTATATTCACTGTCCACTTCATTTCTTACTTCATCATATTTTTCATATGCTTCATTGTATTCCTCTTCAGTAGCATAATCACTTTCAACTGGTTCAGATACACTACCATCAAATGTATCTACACTCATTGGACCATATTCTTCATCATATCTATCAATATTATCAATGGTTCCATAACGACTCCATCTTTTTGCTGCTTCATTTCTTTGTTCTTCAACCCATGAATTATAAGCATCAGTTAATCCATTATCATAATTGTATGATGTACCCATCATATCTGATAACTTTTCTATGATTTGATCAGTTGATAAATTCTGTTCTTCTACAACAGGTTCAAATTCAAATTCTACACCAAATGTATAATCACCCAATTCATCATATTTGGCTTTTAGTCCATATTCAATGTCAGTTGCTTTATCAAACGGTACGGCTTCAAGTAATACTTCTTTTATTAATGATTTTAATTCTGCAAGTGTCATATTTTACCAGTATTTTATAAATTCCACTTTTCATACCTTACCATAAATATCTTGAATTTTAATAAAAAGATACAAAAAAAAACTCTCAGTATTTCTACTGAGAGTTTGTGTTTAATTTACTTTATATGTTAGATTAGACTTGGTTCAAGTCACCAACGTAAATCTTACCGTAGAATTCAGGACGTACTACTTTCTTAGCGTAGCGGGTCATTACACCACGGCGTGGAGTGAAGTTGATTGGATCATATACCAATGGAGTTTGTACCAATGGAATATATGGAGCATAAACTGCACCGGTTTCTAGGAAGTTGTTACCACGGAAACCAAGCAAGATTGTGTTTTCTTGCATGTATGGGTTCTTGTAAACTTGGAAACGGGAAGCAAAAGAACCAACACGGCTTACGCCCATTGCGAACTTAGCACTGTCACCGTCAGTGTTTACAACGTATCCTGGGATGGATTCCAATACAGTGGCTACGTCTGGTCCTACAACCAAGAAGTTAGCACCACCACGTAGGGTCAATTGGTGAATCTTGTTAGATACCTTTTGGATCTTGTTACCAAGAGTTTGGTACCAAGTGCTCTTTACGTAAGCGGTACGATTGGTTGAATCATTGTTTACGGTGAAGGTTGGTAGACCTGCACTGTCATTTGGACCCTTGACTAGTTCCTTACCAATTACGGCGGACCAAGCTTCAGTAGTCAATGCTGGAGCAGCACTGATCAACATGTCCATGATTTCAAGATCAATTTCCATTGATACATATTCACTCAATAGAGCAGTCAATTCTGCTTCTGCGTCAATGCTGTGGTAAGCATTCAAGTCTTGAGCCAATTCTGGGGTCCAGACTGCCTTCAACTTACGGGTCTTAGCAACAATTGGTTCACTCTTTAGTTCCAAGTTAACTTCTGGAATGTTGATATCAGTACCCTTGTCAATACCGTTATTAACAGCTTCACCCTTGAATGGATTGTTATCTTCAAAGTCACCACGGGTTTGATCAGTTGGTTGCTTTGTATAAGTTAGGACTGCGGCACCACTGGCGTTACCTGCAGCAGTTGAACCAGTTACAATGAATTGTACAATGTAGTAGTTAGCAGTAGTTAGAGAACCAGTGTTATAGACCTTGGTCAATTCATTGATTACGTTAGCTGGATTGATACCAGAAGCACTGATGGTGAAGCTTCTTACAGCATTCAAGTCAGTGTTAATTGTGTTAGTACCAACTAGAACATTGATCTTTTGACCAACGAATGGCAATGTACTTGATGTAATTGAGCTATCAAAGTTTAGATCACTCAAGGTTGCGGAACCTGAAGTGGTGCTCAATGATTGGGTGAAATAGTTACTGGTGTAAGAATAACGGCCAGCACCATATAGACCGTTTTCTGGAGAATCAGTAGAACCTAGCTTGATGCCAGTACCACCGAACATTGATGAACCACTGAATGGATTAGATCCTGGTAGACCGTTACGGTTGGTGCCGTACTTGAAGTCTAGATAGAAGATTAGACCAGATGGTAGGTTCATTGGTTGAACTGAAACGAATTCCTTAGCGGAGATTTCAGCGAATACACGGCGAACCAATGGAAGAGCTACGCCAGCCCATTGTTCACTGTTAGTAGAAGTACCTGTAGAGGTAGATTCATCAAGCAATTGCTTGGCTTGGTTTTCCAATAGGATAGACATATTGGCCTTTTCAATGCCTTCTAGACCTTCAAGAAGACCTGTCTTGTCCCATTTGCTTTGCAATCCACGAGTTTCAGTCATCAACTTAGCTTGTGGGTTCATATTGTTTGTCAATAGACTCTTAATATCACTCATATTTTTATCTTAATTTTTTGGTTTTAGTTTACTTGCCTTGTTTTAATTTTTTACTTCTTAATTCCGGCAAGTCTTTGGAATCTTGAAGCCATCACGTTGCTGTTTTCAACAATCAATTCCTTCTTAGGAGCTGTTGATGCAACTGGTTTACTTGCCAAACCTTCGGTGATAGTTTGTGCAGCTGTATTTGGTTTCTTGACAGCTGATCCACCTGAACTAAGTGATTCGGACAAAATTTTATAACTCAACTTAACTTCACGGATGGAGCTGGTTAAGTCGAAAGTTTCTACTACCTTCATCTTTTGAGCTTGGTTCAATGAGAACTTATTGAACAACTTGTTGGTGTACAACAACTTAGCATTCAAAAGATTGATTTCATTCAATTGATCACGTAGGAATTGAACGGTATTTAAAGCTTCAGCCAATTGAACAGATTCTTCAGTTTGTTCTTTTACTTCTTCTTTATCTTCTTCTTCTTCTTCAGAATCATGTTTCTTAGCTTCATCTACTTCTTCAACTTCTTCACTCAAGGTGTCTAGAAGTTCTTGTAGATTGATTTCTTCATCAACTTCTTCTACTTCTTCAGCAGCTACTGGAGCAGGAGCTGGTGCAACTGGGGCTTCTGGAGCAGGAGCTGGTGCTGGAATTTCAACATCAGGTTCAGCAGCTACTGGAGCTTCTGGAGCAGGTGCTGGAGCAGCTGGTTCATCTCCCATTTCTCTTTCAAGTTCAGCAAGAATTTCATCAAGTTCTTCACTTGTTACTTCTTCATCTGATTCTTCAAACATTTGATTTGCGCCTGGATCTTGGTTGGTAGATTGTGTACCAAATGGTGCTACACTTTTACCTGAACCAATATCAGAAGAATGAACTGATTCATCTTCCATACCAATTTCACTCTTTAGTTTTTCAGCTAACATTGCTTCCAATGTTGGCTTGAATGATTCTTCTAATGCGGCTTTTGCATTTGCTAGAGCAGTAGCACGTACAGCCTTAGCGTCAGCAATAGCTTCCTTTAATAAATCTGACATAATATTTCCTTTGGGTTTCCTGAAGTTATTAGAGGGTAAACTTCAATAATAATTTTTTATTAATTTATGCGACAAAGAATGTCGTAATACTGTTAAATAAATATAAATAAAAAAATGAAAGTAACAAAAATTTTAGATATTTATTGTATTATGCCATATAAAATAAAAGGTAATTGCATTTACAAAAAAGACACTGGTAAAAAAGTTGGATGTACCAAAGGCAGTGTTAAAAAATATTTAGCTGCTCTTCATGCAAATGTTACCAATGAACAAAAGATTCAAATAAAGAGTAAATTGAAAGAAGTTTTACGTAGATCTCTTAAAGAATCTTTGTTAAGTGAAAATGCAGAATTCCAAAAAGATAATGTAAAAATCAAAGATGAATTGACAAAAAATAAAGGTATTAACTTTGAACAATTTGAAATTGACAAAATCAAACAAGCCTCTAATATTCCTATCAATAAAGAAGATACTGACAGAGGAATGGAATTAAGCTTTGAAAAGAATATTGGTGAAAATACATTTTATTTTGTAATTAAAAAACTAGTAAATCAAGCTGATAGTAGCAAAACAAGTTTTAAATATATTATTTTCTATGTAGAAATCAAAAATCCAGATGATTTGGATAAACCTTCTACTGTATATTCAAAATTGTCTGAACCAGTAAAAGCTTTAATAGATAATGATAAAACTGATGTAAGTAAAAAGAATGATATTGAAAGTAAATTGTATAACTTTATTAACCGTTCAATGAAAGTAAATATATGACCCATTTAAAATCATTTATTAAAAAAGAAGGTTTTGATAACACCAACAGTGAATATAAAATTGATGATATTGACCATCCAAATGGTTGGGATTGGAAAGAAGTTGATATGTTAATTGGTATGGGGTTTGAACCAGATGGTGATACAAGATTCAGACTAAAAGTTGACAGAAACAGTGATATGATATCATTAAACTTTGTTATTTATAAAACTGCCCAAGGATATTGGTTAATAATGAATGATAGAAAACATGTGTATAAAAACTTTGATCAAATGATGGATATGATTAACACGTTTGGTTCAGTTGAAACACCTTAAAAATAAAAACCCCGCCAGAAGGCGGGGTTTTCTTTTACCACAGTTTAGCGTTTAGTTATTTAGGATCATTAATTTCAAAATACTTTTCATAAATGTGTCCCATATCTTCATATAGAGCAGTCATTTGTTTGTTATTTTCATAACATTCAGATGCTAATTTACGAAATCCTTCAGACAACTTCTTCAATTCAGCAAAGTGTCTCTTAGCTACATTGGCTTGCATCCAATCACCACATTCTTGTAATGCATAATTTTCTGCCATGCCAGCAATCTTACAAAGCTTTTCAGATACTTGAGCAATTTCATTTACATTACGTAATACTTTGCCGTACTCATTGTATTCTGCTACCATTTTAGCCAACATCTTTTTGTCTTCTTTGGTCATCTTTTGTGGTTCTGCACTAACAGATTGTTGACCAATAGCAGCTGCATTTTCTTCAATTAAAGTTTTTAGTTTAATCATATGTTATAAATATAAAATATTTTGTGTTTATGACTTAATTTCACCAAGAATATCTCTAATAATATTCTCAACACTGTCCCATTTATTTGTTTCAGGATTCTTAACTACACCTTCTTGTAAAGATTGTTGATCCTTTGGATATAAGAAAGCACCTCTGGTAGATGGATTGCTTACAAAGTCAAATGCAATCAATTCAAAATCATCTTGAACTTCATCAGCAGATTCATAAACATTCTTCTTTACACTACCCATTCCTCTAGAACTAATACCTAATCTAATTCCAGATGCAAATAATTCTTTTAGAATATTACCACTTGGTGTAGGTAATACTTCTACTTCACCAATCAAATCATCACCATCCCACATTACTTTTGTTACGTTGTGACTTACATTTTTTAAGTTTACAACACTACTATCTGGATGATCTAATTCACCCAAAGCTCTACGTTCCTTGATGAAGTTTTCATTGTATTTATTTGCTTCACGTTCCAAAATTTCTTTTGGATAAATTCTTCCGTTTTGGTTTTTTGCGCCAGCTCTTTGCAAAATTCCTTTTACAATAAATGGACCACCTTTTGACATGGCTTCATTTATTACGTCTTTTGGAATATCAAATGTTATACAATCTACTATTAGTTTTCTTTCCATATTACAATCCTTTTGTTGCAGTGTTTTGTGGTGTTTGAACTGGTTTTGGAGCAGCTGGTTGTGTTTGTTTTTTAGATTTAGATGGTTGAGCTTGTCCCATAATCTTTATGACATATGGAGCAGTCAAATGGAAATCACTTTCCTTTTGTTTGTTTTGTTCTCTACCAGTAATTACAACAACGTACTTTTGATACCAAAATTCAATTTTGACATCCGCAACATTAACAACATATTCTCTTTCAGGTTGACCAAAACCTTTTGCGGCTCTAACCAATCTTACTTGTTTGTTTGAAATCTTTTGCAAAATTTTGCTTTGAAAATCATTTTTTGCTTGTTCAGTTGAGTTAGAAACCTTTGTTTCAAAGTCATCTAAATCAAACTTAACATTGAATGTATTTGCATCACCTTCACCACCAGATGGAGCAGATGGTTGTTTTTCTGCTGCTGGAGCTGGTGTTGGTGGTGATTTTGGTGTCGGAGCAGCTTTTGGAGCAGCTGCTGGAGCTTGTGTAGGTGGTTTTGCACCCTTTTGTGGTGGCACATCACCTTCTGCTTCAAATATAAGTTTTTTAAGACTGATATTCATATTATTTCTTTTTGCTTGCGCCTGGCTTATAACCCAATTGTTTTTCACCTGTAGCAATCAAATTGTCATAATGTTGTGTGTCTTTTTTATCATTCTTAGAAGCGGCAATTGCTCTTCTTTTGTGAAGAATATAAAGATCATCTGACTTTACTCCCTTACTTGTTGGACCTTTAACTACGTCAGGTGTTTTTTCTTTACCTACTGGTGCAAGTTTCTTTTCGCCCTTCTTTTCTGCTAGTTTATATCCGTCAAGAGATTTTGTAGCTAAATCAGTACGACCTTTAGGATTTTTGCTTACCCAATTAGGACCAGTAACTGGTCCAACTCCGCCAGTGGTACTGATTTCATCCATTACTTGTTTTACTAATTCTTTTAGGGCCTTTTTGAAATCACCAATGATTAGTTTTTTATTTTTATCACTCATAATATTAAAGTTTATTTTTGATTTCTTTTAGAAGTTCATATGAAAGCAACAAAACCATGATTTGGTTATCTTTTACATTTGAAGAAGGTTTTACGTTATTCAATTGTTTTACCACTTCATTGATTTTAATTTTGATAATATCATTATCAATTTTTGATAAGCATTCTGTTAATTGAGATTTAACATTTTCAATTTCACTTACAATCAATTTATTAAGTGAATTTGTATTTGAAATGTTATTGATGTATTCTTTTAACAGATTCTTTTGATTTGTATCTAGTCCTTTATATTTTTCATTTAGACTTTCAATCAAAAGTTTATAACTTAATAAACGTACTTCTTCACTTTGTTGTTTGTAGATGTTTATTAAGTTATCTTCAGATTCGTTAATTTGTTTTTTCTTACCACATAAATTTTCAGTGATGACTGTTCTGGACTGAATAATTTCATTCATGTCAAACTTCACATTGTCATTTACATGGTTTTCAAATACTTTGTAAATAGATGCAAACGTCTTATAATTTTTTAGATTTGACTTCAACAAATCTTCAATAGGATAAGTTTCCTTTATTTCTTTGATTAAATTATATTTCTCTTGAACTAACTTTTTATCATCAATTTTTTCTCTTTGTTTCAAGACTACATTGATGTATTTTTCAGCTTGTACTTCATCTTTTGCTTTTTCATTTAATAAAAAGCTATACAATTGCCATTCTCTACCTAATTCTTTGTTTTCTTTGAAGTATTTAAAGAGAAGAGTTTTGGCAATAGATTCATCCTTTCCGGCAAGGATATCAGCAGTAATTTGCCGAGTGAGCAGTTCAAAAAGAATGCCTGTGTTCCTAAATTTAGAGTGCTTAGCTTTAGCTATTTGCATATATTCTTTTTCTAGTTATTTTATAAATATAGTTATTTTTATGTAAAAATCATTTTATATACAATATTTATGAATCCTTTCAGTGATTTCATAGTATATTACTTTCATCCAAGTAACTTGGTTTGTTTTTTGATTTAAATTCTTTCAATAATTCCCTATTTTCAGTCTTATAATCCTTCAAATAAGAATCAAATCTTTCAAGACTCAAAGGAGAATCATTTTTAAATTTATGTCCAATAGTATTTTTTACTTGTCTATTGTTTTCTAAGTTACCAAGAACATCTTCTCCAAATGAATAATCACTTGCTTTTTTCTTTCCCTTTTGAGAAGGTCTTTCATATTCTGCCAACTTTTCTGGTGGTGGTTCAGATGCGCCTCCTTCAGGACCAGCACCAGGTTCAGGTCCAGGACCAGCTCCACCTTCTGGACCTCCTCCAGATCCACCTTCTTCTGGCTTAATTTTATTAAATGGTTTAGCTGGATCAATGCCTTCTTCTTCAATTTGTTTGAATCTATAATTTTGTTTAGCATCATCAACAATATCATTTTTCTGAACTTCAATATCATCCTCAGAAATTTTGAATACGTTGTTATAGATCCATCTTCTGCTAAATAACTTATTTTCTACCATGTCCTTTGCAACGGCTACTTTATCACTCCAAATTGCAACTTTTTCTTTTTCAAAAATTACGGATGGGTTTGTTAATTCCAAGCTAAAATTGACTAGAGAAGAATCTTTATATCCTTGTGCATACAAATGAATGATTGCAATCTTTGTCAATTCACTAACTAAAATTCTTTGTACTCTATTAACAGTCTTAGCAAATCTTACGTCTTCACTTGCAAGAGTTGCTTTACCACTCAAATCTTCTTCATAACCCAAAAATGCTTTAGGAATCTTTAATGCAGCTAACATCTTGTTACGAAGATATTGAATATCATCAATACCAGTAAATTCCATACCACTCAAGGGTTCAATACTAGTACCACTATCACTGCCACGTACTGGTAGATAAAAGTCTTCTACCATGTTTTGTAAATTAAAACGTAAATTATAATCGCCTGTTTTCTCATCAATATATGGAACCTTTTTCATTTTGTCCATCAACTTTTGCATATATTGATCCACTTCTTGTGGTGGAATATTACCAACGTCAACTTTAAATACTCTCTTTTCTGGAGCACGCATTACACGGTGAATTAACATTGCGTCTTCCATCAATGATAATTGTTTCCATACTCTTCTGCCACCTTCAATAATGCTCTTACCATATGGCAAGAAGTTACTGTCACTCAATAATCTAAAGTGTGCAATTTGATAATTTTCAAGTTCTTCAATCTTACCACCTTCAGGCAAATTAACTTGGAATTTTGTATAATTCTTGTTATTTAAATCACTATTTTCAACCCGGGTAACATTGTAAGAACTCATTGGTTCAACAAAGTATACACCATATTCAGGACTAATGTATAACTTCAAATAAAAATCACCATATTTAACTAAGTTTCTAGTCCAACTCCACATATTAAACTCAATATTTAATATGTCATAAAATAAATTATTTAGAATTTCTTTGATGTTTTGATCTTCTGAATGGACTGTTAAAATATCACCCAATTCATTCTTAGTAACACATTCATCTGCATAAATGTCTAGTGCGGATGAAATGATAGGGTCCATATCCATTGTATCATAATCACGAAATAACTCAATACGTGCAGCTTGATAACTTAATGTGAAATCTCTGCTGTATTGATTATATGCACTAGTTCTAATTCTATTAAAACGATCTCTAAGTGTATTACGGTCAGTTGCATACATTGCTTGATCTGTATCAACTACCTTCAATTTCTTACCACCTACATTACGTACAATTGTATCAGTGGAAAACAGTCTTCTTAACTTGGAGAAAAGAGATCTTTGCTTTAATATTTGAAATTCTTCATTTGCCATAAGTTATATATATAAGTATATTAGAGTAACCAAGTTAGATTTTCTTTTTTATCATTTGTTAATCCAACATTCATTTGCCAGGCTTCTTGACTCTTTAATGATTGTGGTTTATATACATTCTGACTACCACCAGCTCTTGATATTCCGCCTAACATTGATCTGTTTAAATCCATAGTTTGTTGTCTTAGTCTTAATGCCGTATCTCTTACCCACAATCCAATACTTAATGACATAACTAAATCATCATTATATCCTCTCATTGCAGTTGCTTTATTTGAATCCCAAATAAATACTGATAATTCATCAATTAATCTAATTGAACGTACTTCTACTAAATTTTCTCTAAAATAACTTTCCAATTTTGAAATCAATAGGGGTCTTGTTTTTTGACTGTTGGTAAATCCAGGTATCATCTTTTTTTCATCTCTATTGATCTTATTTGTTAATTGTTTTTCTACATCTACATATTGTAGATCTGCACTACTATAGAATGTATTTGGATATTGTCTATCTATTATTTGTTGTAATACTGCCCATCCAATATTTGCATTTTCTACTATCAATAAAGCATTGTTATACTCTGTAGCTACACTCACCAACATATTACCATAATCTTTAGTGCCTATTTGACCTTTATATTCCGCAACTTGAGTCATTGTTTCAACATCAATAACATGAAACGCACTATAATCCGCACCATCACCTCTTGCAACGTCCGCAGCAACTATATAATCTCT